GTTCCTGTCGCCGCTGTTCCTGTAGCCGCTGTTACTGTCGCCGCTGTTCCTGTCGCCGCTGTTCCTGTCGCCGCTGTTCCAGTTGCCGCTGTTCCTGTCGCCGCTGTTCCTGTAGCCGCTGTTCCAGTTGCCGCTGTTACAAAATCCAGTGTTTTCTAAACCAGTATTAGCAATACCAGATTTTAAATAAATTTCTTGATTAAATTTAGAAAAATATTCGTGCGATAAAACTTTGTGATCTAAGCACCAATTAATATTTTCATAAATTACTTTTAGTAAATCAGCTTCATTTTCGGCTGATAAAAATCTTCTATACTCTGACGCACATGGATTTTCGGGTTTAACTTTTGTGTTAAGCTCTTCTTTTAAATTTTCAAATGTATTCATCTTAATAAAAATCCCTACTCAACAAAGGCAGTCCAGTTGTGCTGAATGCACTAAGGCAATGTTTTTCGGGAATTTATTTAATTTCTTTTTTACTGGCTGCGGTACAAATATACACAAATAAAAACACCCACCAAATTTAATTGGTGGGTGCCGTTAATAATATGGGGTGAACCGCCCACTCTCCATTTTTAAACCATTACCTTCGCGGGGCTTGGATAGGAACGATAAATCTCATTAGTCTTTCCTCATACAAATATAATACTTATTTCCTATTCCACAATAGTTTCTTCTTTTTTTATGATAATCTTGCTAGGGCTTAAGAAGTTTTTAATTAAATACCCGGCAAATGCACCGAAAGCAGCCTTAAGAGCTAATGCCAGGCTAATATCTTTAAAGCTAAATGAAGGGCTTTCCGTCCACGCCTCCAGTGTCTGCCCCAATATTGCTATTCCAGCCGTTAATCCAGCCGTTGCAGCCGCTTTTAATACATCATAAAGGTTAATGGCAAATTTTTTAGATGTGGTTATTCTGTTCATTTAATATGTTTTGATTCGATGATTGTACCTGTAAATTTAGTCCCGTACATTTTAACTGACTTCCTTGTAATTTCCAAAATCTTTTTAAATTCAGGCTCAGGGCATCCCATACAGCCTAAAGACCAATTGTTTACTAAACCACTCCCATAAGTATTGTTCTGGCTCATTCTATGCCAGTGAGTACCAAATATTTTAGCAATTTGTCTGTTTATTTTGTCAATTATGGTGTCTTTATTGCCATCCCGCCAATAATTAACCTTACCTATTTGCCTGAAGTATGGGTAACTGGAAAACTCTTTGAATGTATCTTTAAATTCCCAGCCTCCTAAAACCTGCTGAGGACTTTCAATAATAGCCGTACCTCTTATTCCTTCAACGGTTATTGGCTCTAATAAAGATCCTTTTAAACCTGGTTTTGTGGTAGCTGGCAAAGTTATAATTTGCTCAAATCCGTTAACATCTTTATAGCATACATGCAGAAAATCAGTGAATTTGTTTGTTGCTTCAAAACTCGTACGTTCCCAAATAAAATTTAATGAATAAGGGCCATTAAACCATTTGTAGCCTAATCCCTCAACCGCTAATTGTATTTGTTTGTAGGTTTTCATATTAAAAGTGTATGTGTGTTGCTATTACTCCAATTAACCATTTTGCCACTAAAAGAACCCCAGCACCGATAAAACCATATATCCCGTACGCTGTTTTTCTGATCAATTGGGTATCTTCGTATGTGCGTTTAAAATCCCTAAACTCTGCTTTATGTTGCTTAAAGTCAGCAACAAGCCCCTTTTCCCCAGTATCATCGTTATTATGAAGATAATTAAGGATCTTTGCAACGTCCTTCTTTAGTACCTGTACATCTGATTCTGACATATTTTGTTCCATTTTGACCTCCTATTTAAACCTTACGCTTAAATAGTTGTGCCAGTTTTGTTATTGTTATGTAATTTATAATTGAAAAAATAATAGTGGAGAATATAGCCAGGTGATCTGATCCGGTTGTAGTTTCCATTTGTTCCACGGTATGAGGTATCCAAATTATAAATATATCAGATACGCACCACCCAATGAATACGCTACCAAATAGCCTGATCACTTTACTTTCTAATAAGCAAATACATTGAGTTAACAGGCAAAAAATGGCATAGTCAAATATGTACTTTAAATTATGCCATGCATTGTAATCATCAATAGTGTTATTAGGGTAAAAACGATCACATACGTTAGCATTAAACGCATATAAGATAATACAGATAAATATTAAAATGACCTGCATTACCTCTAGTTTGGATATCTTACTTGTTGCTTCCAGGATATTGTTTTATTGGACTGATTAATGTTGCATGAGCTGCCAATGCATCCGTATAAGGTGTAATAGTATCAATAACAGGTGTTACATCGTTGTCATACACCAATACGGTTCCTGGTGTCGTGAAGTGGGCATCCCTGATCGATACTAAATCATTAGCCTCTTTTGCTTTTGTAATTTCAATTCTCATTTTTATTTTATTTTAGTTGTTTCAAATATAATAATTATTTTGGAGTTTCGTTACCACTTTGGTAAGTAAAAACTGCTGATCCAGAATTTGCACCTGTTGCCACCTGTCTAATCCTTACCCAATAGCCCTTTAATACTGTTCCAGTAAGCGTTTGAGTGTTACCCATAGTACTAACAAGTCCAGAAACGCCTATCCCGGATTGGGCAATCGTAGTCCATGTACTGTTATTTGGTGAAGTTTCAAGATAAAGATAAGCTGTATTATTCCCAACCAAGGCACTTGTTATCTGTGCAAACACATTATAATTTACTATTTGGTCTTGAGTTGCTGAAATGGTAAAAGAAGTAGATGTTATAGGCCTTGTTACTGTGTTTGTTGTATTTGCTGTTAGGCTTATAACATTTGAAGTAATATTTATGCCATTTCCAGCAGTATATGGAGATACTGTACCTGTTGGTATCACAAATGTACCACCTCCATCACTTAATGTGATAGTATTCGTGCCAGATCCTGATAATGTTTGCGGCGTTTGAGCTGGTGCGGAAATAGTAAATGTATTACCTGACACAGTAGATGTTAATATACCTGTGGTTGTTATAGTTGGCGTAATATTACCCTGTACTGTTGGTGTATTAATAGTTAAATTAAGCCCCGTTCCACTTACAGTAGTGCCTCCAGTGCCCGTAATTGAAACTCCGGTTAACTGTGTGGCTGATAAACTTAATGTTGAAATAGGACTTAATTTAAGAATAGTATCTGATCCAAGCCAAACTATATTATTAGGAGCACCATCATTGTGTGGTAAAGCAAGAGTAAATGGCTTTATAGGAATATTGAATTTAAATTCACCTATTAATCCATCTGCCTCATCTCTTACCACATATAAATCTTTACCGGACCAATTACCAGGATAAAAAGCAGCCTTATATGGAGCCCTGTATTCAGTATAGAATTGAGCCGAAACAACCAAAGGTGATATAAACGTTGCAGCTAATGTTATTTGTTTGTAATGCGAGGCAAATGAGGATATTATTACCCAAATAATTGCTAAAATGGAAGTTTTTTTCATGTTAATTTCCTGTTATTATAAAATAATCAACTGTTCTGGCATCTGAAGGTGAACTACTATTAATTGTGAATCCAACTCCTACATTTTTTGTAATTGTTAGATAACCGGCAGATGTTGTACCTATCCCGGTTAGGAATATTCGGCTTGTTGCTGTAATATTTGTATTTGAAACTGTAACAGTACCAGATCCATTAAGTGTAGCTGTACCACTCATAGCATTTGTACCCTCTTTAATAGTTAAACCATTGCCAGCAGCGCTTAAAACCACATTGCCCGTTACTTCTATCCTGCCGTTAAATCCTGCTGCGTAGTTATCCGAAAGTGTTGCATTAGTTCCAGCAATTGGAGCATTAAAATAGTTCCCGTAAGATTTGGCAATGGTTGAAGTTGCTGTGAAATTATAAGTGGTAGGCCGCCAATCGTTTTCTTTTTGAAGTGCGATTGCGCCATTTAACCAGGTGCGCGAACCTCCATCGTAAATAAATCCACTGATAGCAGCCGAGGAGTTTTGCCCCGTGTTATTTGGCTTCGTTAAGACAAAGGAAGGTGAGTTCCCTGAACTTACCGCATTAGGAGCAAAATCTATCCTGCCGGTCCCAATGGCTAATCGCGCAACGAATCCATCAGCATTTCTTGTAAAGAAACTTATTCTACCATATGAGTTAGAAACATCACTAAGTTGAAACCCCATGCCTGCATTTGCAGTTCCTGTAGATGAAAGATTAACAATTTGAGACCAGCTATTCAATGTAGTGGATCCGTTTGTAATTCTTATGGCATCCAAATTGGCAGCCGAACCGAATGATGTAGCATTACTTAATTTGTTTATTAAAATACCTCCAGTTGTACCCAATGCATAACTATTTGTAATTGTAGCATTATTTCCAGCTAATGGAGCGCTCATATAATTACCATAAGCCGTATTAACTACAGAATTACCTAAAAAATCATATTGAGCTGGCAACCATAAATTCTCAATTTGAGGATCAATTATATTTCCAGTTTGCCATGTTCGTCTTGGGCCTTGATGTACCCATCCTGAAATTGCAGTAGCCGCAGTTTGATTAGTGTTATCAGGCGTAACCCAATTAAAATTCCTTACAGCCCCACTTGTTGATGCAGCTAAATTAGTATATAAACTATTATATCTTACATAAAAACGAAGTAAACCGCCAACTGCCAAACCGGAAGAAAAATCACTTTCTAATGCCGTTTCGTTTAATGTGGTATTTATCCATGTAACGCTATTATAAATAGAATTACCCAAAACACGATATCCGGCAGTTGTCATGTGTAATCCATCTGAACTATATGCTGGAAGTAAGGCATTTGGATTCATTGGATCGGCTAAAGCAGTATAAGGATCAACTACATAATCTACGTTTATAGCTGTGTTTTTAATCCAATTGTTAATATTTTGCTGATTAGTTAAAACGCTTCCAACTGCATTCCTTGGTGTTATAGTTACTGCCACTACTTTTATACCAGCATTATGAGCCCATGTATACATCGTTTGTAAACATGATTTTGTAGTATCAACTGGTAATGCCTGTGTGAGATCATTAGTACCTCCCATTATAACCACATAGTTTGAAGCTCTGTTAAAAATAACCTGCCTTACAAAACGAGCACGCATTTGAATAGTATTATCTCCACTAACTCCAAAATTGTAAGTGGTCCAATTGGCGTTTTTTAAGCTTAGCAAGCTATCAACTCTTTGTATATAAGTTCCTTCCAATGTTAAGCTATTACCCATGAAAGCTACATTGTTTACGGGTCTAATCCTAGATCCTGTACTTGCCCATTTAGTAGTTAACCCATTTGTAGTTAAGAATTTCCCTGATTGGCCTGTTTGAGAAGGCAATGGAGGATTAACAGGAGTTACTTGTGCAACTGTGTAAAAACTTAAAAATGATAATAATATAATTAATTTTTTCATTGTTTATTTATTGAGGTTTAATTATGTCTAGGTTTATGGAACCAGAGGTTATCACATAAGGTATAGTTGGTAATATGTATCCTGGAGTTGGGTTAAAAGTATAAGAAGTGTATGCAGATCTGGCAAGACCATTAATAGTTCCCACAAAATCATCAGAGGTGGTAAAGGTTACCGCTAAAGCTCCTGAAGGAACATTCCCAGATACAGATGAAAGGCTACTAATCACTAAAGAAGGTAAAGTAGACCCTCCTCCTCCACCACCTCCAGATGAAGCTGTTTTTAAACGTGGGCATCCGGTTCCATCATCTTCAATTAGATAATTGAATTTCTGTTCAAAACTTAATTTATGAAAGTCACAATCGCCGAAAGGTGCGCAATCTGGTAATGGCATGGTTTTTATTTTTTAAACGCAAGGCACTTCTGCTTGCTTGGTAAATGTAACAGTACACCTTTTATCAACACTAAAATTTACATCAATAAGTAAACTAAAATAATCAAAAGGATACATTTTATATTGTGTTTTTTCTTCCTCGTATGAATACTTTGAAAAAGGATCAAATGATTTAGGATCTTGCCCTAATATATCAATGCTTCCCCTTTGGTAAATACCTGAATTAAATGTGCCTTCAGGAATAGTTCCTATAATCGTATTTATAATTTTTGATGTTATACTACAATCATTATATCCTAATTTTGCCTGGTTAACCCATCCAACTAAACGATAAGAAGCTTTCCATTCATTTTTATTTGATGATGTACCAGTTAAGCGAGCACCTAAATCCTCTAAATAAACTATACACCCTAACTTAGAATTTGGAACAAGATCTTTATAACGTCCATTAGATATACACTCAGGGTAATCCAATCCACAAGAAACCGGAAACGATTTCCTTACTGTTTTACCATCTACAGAATCAGTTTTATAAATAGTTTTAACAACGCCAGCAAGCTTATCAATAAAAGGATTTAAACCAGATCCCCCAATTCTTAGGGGATCTAGTATAGATTTTATGATATCTCCTACCTCTACAGTCATTTTAAACTAATCTGGTCGTAATTCTATTTGTAGTGGTGTTATAGTAAGATTGTCCAACTAAAATACCTCCAGTAATAGCGGCTGCATTATTAGCAAAAGGTAAATAAGTTAATCCTGGATTAGCCAAACGAATAGCAATTTTTCCGCAATTTGGATCAACTCCAATTAACTTTTTAAGCATTGAATCAACGCTTAATACGTGGTTTGAACAATCTACCGCATCATTAGCACAAGCATCTACAAAAGTAGTTCTTAATGCCCATTCACCTGTAGCAGTTTTTGTAATTAATGCGCCGATCAGTTCCTCGAATGAAAGATGCGCTGTGTTGCAATTTAAATTAGGCATGTTTTATTTTTAATTAAATAACTGAAACTGTACGACAAGGAGCTGTTTTAGAGTTCCATTTAAATGTTCCTGTGAACACTACTAATTCTTTACGGGAACGTGGAATTACCTCGTTTAAACGAAGTGTTCCTGCAATTCCGGATGCACCACCATAAAGCAATCCATCGGCAGTTTTGTACCAAATAAGAATTTTTTGGCCGCATTCCATTTTACGAAGAAATTCGTAATTAACCTGGTTTGTCTCATCAATATCAATATTTAATGTGTGAGTTTTTTCACCCACAACAGTTCGGTCATTTGATATAGTAATTTCAGATTCTTCTGGAGCTGGCTTATCAGCCAATACTACCAAAGTTCTAATCTTTAAAGGATTTGTTGATAATAACGCCATCCTGGTAGCCCATTCTGTAGCGTCATTTTCATCCGTTAATTCTCCGTTTTCGGCTGTGGTAATATAAATATTTGAAATTTCACCTGTGTGAATCTCTGGAGCACATATTGAAAAATCAACGTCCGGTAAAGGATCTGTGCAGCTTGTTGGGCAAACAATAGGTAAACAAGTAGAAGCCATGTCTTTTATTTTTTAAATGATAAGCAAATTTATTAATAGATTTTTACTGTATATTACGCAATATGCGTGAATGTTTAATGTTCTATAGGGAATTGATTACTTAACCCATAAGAGCAACTAAGAGATGCAGACCTAAAGAATATATTTATAAATTCGCATGGTCCTGTAGGTAAGTAACTTTCATCAAATGAAACTCCTGCCAATAATTGTTCTGAAGTATATAAACCTGGAATTATAACCATAACATAACTAGGGCATCTGTACTCAACAACTATTTCAGCATAGGCGCTGTCATAATTATAACCATATACGGTTACTAATCCTCCTGAAATATCTACACTATCTATAAATGGGTAATGGTTCCAAGTTGAATTAAATCGTTTAAATCTTTCTGATCCTACACAAACCAAAACCCCTGTAAACTTAACATCTGTGTATATATCAGGTAATCCTGGAGCTCCTGGCGTAACTTCGTAAATAGAAAAAGCCCCTCCTCCTGGAGGGTTTCCATAATAATATCCATTTTTAATAACACCAACTTCATCTACCTCGTAATCACACTCAACGCATTCATCGGCTATGTTAACGCAACATGTAGAATCAATTACCTTATCTTTTAAAGTCATTATTAATTGAACATTTGAGGCACAATCACTAAATATATAAGATATATCAGTTTCTATTTTTTCGACTTCATACATATCTGAAACACGGATCTGTTTTTTTCTTATTGCCCTTGTAACTTCAATTGTATCATGTAATCTAATTATAGTTAGAGAATCTGTTATAAATTCAGGGCATTTTGGCGCAGTTAATGTTTCCTTTTTTTCCCATTTCTGGAAAGTTATATTAACCTGTTCATTTCCATCTGTATCTCCTGTTTCAGTAATAGGGTATGTAGGAGTGGATATAGGTCCATCAATGTAAAGTCTATTTTTATATTGACAATCTATAGGATTATATAATACATCCTTCATATCGCATGTATTATACCATTCCAGCATAACATAAGGGCTTTGTGATGGAATAAAATCTTTTACAGTTATAATTTCAGAATAATAGGCGTTGTTCTGACCATCATAAACAATCATATAGTATGATCCACATGTTAATTGAAAATCAAACAAATCCCCACAGTAACTTATTACATCAAAATCACCTGCATTCCTTAAGTACAACTTTGATAAAGGCAAATCTATATCTCCAATTAATGTATCAAAAACGATTACTTCCCTTATTTCTATAGATTCTATTATTGCGTAATTAGTTGAGTTTGAAGATGTAGAACTTACTTGTATATCTGTTGCTGTAGCGGTAAATTTAGCTGTATATGTCCCTATTGATGTTATAGTCTGTGATACTACACTATTGTTTGATATCACTACGTCAAACGATGATCCAATAAACTGCCTATATTCACTTACTATTATCTTAACCTCATATAATTTACCAATAGTTAAAGCAGTTAAATTTTTAATATATCCTGTGCCAAAAGAAGCAGAAGCTCTCATTTTTCCATTTATAAACTGATATTGAAGTGATGACCAAAATCCAGTATTATAAGTAAAATTAGAGTCATTTGTATTCAAAATGTTCTTAAATGGTTCATTACATGCTGATCTTAAAAACCATCTACTTAACTGATATCCACTTCTAGGTCTTTTTATTTGAAAAGGTAGTAATCTTGTTTTATCAGATATTAATTGAAAGTCGCAAATATCGCAATCAATTGAAAATCTATTCTGTTCATTATAATCATCGTACCATCTTACTGGTGTGATAAGGCTGCTTCTAATCATGGAGTAACGTTAATGTAATTAAATCGGTTTGGGTATTATATATTGCCTCATCTATTTCTCCATCCCCTAATTCAGTTTTTACCAAAGCCTGAACGGGATTAAAGTCAATATCATCACAGCAATTTTGTATTAAAATTTCTTTTTGTGTTTTTGATTTTATAGTCCTACCAGTGAATGATATGGTATCTGGTCCATTATCTCCAGAAGTTAATACACGCCTATCAAGTAAGTATCTCCTAATCAAATTAGCCCATTGCAAATGCCCATTTTCATATGTGGTTATAGATGGAACTCCTATTAGTGTTTCTATATTGCAGGTGGCATTAACATTTCCAGTCCAATATCCACCACCTATATTATAGTTAACACTATACGGAGCAGATAATGAGGCGTCTATTAACATGAAGCCTTTATTGTCATATATACCTGGATTAGTATTTGATGAATCCAAACCGGCTATATCTGTTACTACTAAAGGTATTGAATACTGTTTTTCTTGCGTTCCTGATTCATCAGAATTATTAACACACACTCCTGAATATTCTATTTTATTGTAATCATTAGCATAAGGTTCTATGATTGCCCCGTTTAGAATATCCCTATTTTGAGAAAAATTAAATATTTCTATTTTTGGTAAATCAATTTTTGAATAATTATATTTATTTTTCGCATTGTTGTATGGGAAATTAGTTAATGAAGTGGCATCATATAAAGTTGAATTATTTATAAACCAACTCACATGCTCTACCCTTATAGATCCATCTGGGTGAATCATCCAATATGCATTAAACATTGTAGCCCATATTTTTTCAAGGTCTTTAAATGTTATTTTATTTTGGCTATCAGCGAATGTAGATGAACTTATTGGCTGCTCCCATTCACCAGCTGAAACGTCATTTGCATTTGATTTAGGCATATACAAAAGATGTGTTAACTTATTCGTCTGCCCAGTAACGTAATTTATTCCAGGAGTTAAAGGCAGGTATAAGTCAACATAAGGTTTACCTGCCGGGAATGTTGTTCCAGGTGGAATAGGAGGAGTAGAAGATGGAAAATAACCGGGTGTAGTACCAGGAGCATTCCAGTCAAAAAAATCAGACCTCAACATTATATCTGTTATTGATCTACCAGTATTTACCAATAATTCTCGGCAAACTCCATCACAAAGCATTCTAAAAAACTGAAATGGGTAATCCTGAAATGCAGGATTTACAGGTTTTGTTCTTACAGTATACGTATAGCTTGCAAAATTTAAGTATTCAACTTCCAAAAAAACAACATCTGATCCAATAATAGTATATAAATAAAACTCATTATAAAGGGACCCAGATGTTCCAACCTCCATGTAATTTGTTATTGGATTTTTAGTTTCGTCTTTAAATTCGTTTATTTTATCGTAAATAGATGTAGAGTTAGTTGCCTGTAACAATACTGTGCATCTATCTAAATCCCACTCTCCGCTATTTAATGGAACTATTCCTTCAAACTCCAATTCATATTTTTTATTACAATACCGATAAATTTTAAGATTTAATTCAGAACACCTTAAAGATGAATCTCTTTCGAATCCATAGAAGTAATTATAGTCAAAAATGTTTACCTTAGCATTGTTTATGAATTTAAGTTTAGTGTTTAATTCTTTATCATAATTTAAAGAATCTTTTTGCTTTTTCCATTTGTACTCAAGTACATTGTCATTGCTTGGAAAAACTTCTCTTTCAACTCCAAGATAACTTACAACAAATTTTCGTTTAGTTCCCATTTGGCTTTATAATAGTGGTTAAATCACCTTTTTTAATTATCCTATTACCATTTGGCAAAACCACTTCAGAATTATTAAGAGCTGAAACAACTTTATCAAATTTACTTCCTAAATTATCGATTCGTTTTTCCATCCCTTCATTATTTGATTTAAGCATCAAATTTATTTCAGATTGCTTTAATGCTTGTTTAGTTAAGTTTAATTGGCCTGGTATATCACCCATTAATCCCACTCCGGTATCTTTTAATAGGTCAGATATTCCTATCCTTATCATATTATGATCTCCTGAATGAAGACCCTCTAAAAGAGTTCTGTGTTTTTTTGTTTTTTCTTTTGTTGTAACAAATTCGCCGCCATGAACAGTTCCCATTTCCTCATATTTATCTCCGTCACCAACATAACCACCTTTCCAGAAACTACTATCTGCCGCATTAACTGCTGCACTAGCCCTTCCCTGAGCGTATGCAAATGCTCCTAGCATAGCCCCAATGGTAATGGCCGCAATAGCTACGCCAAAAGGGCCTGCGCTCGCCGTAGATGCGTAAATTTCAGCTATAGCAGTTACCAATGAAGAGGCCTGTTGTGCCTGGTCAAGTAGTAACTGTTGCTTTCTTAAACGCTCTTTTTCTTTTTGTAATTTCTTGGTGTTTTCTAGATCCTCATCCTGAGCTCGTTTTTTATCCGCCAATTGTTGATCAAGTTGAGCAGCATTATTTGCATAACCAGCATCCCTTAAAGCGTTTTCCTGTTGTAATTTAGATTCAATATCATCAATTTCATTTTGCCTTGCTTCTCGTCCTTTTTCTATTAATTCTAATTCATTGTCTAATTTTTCGTTTTGCGAATCAAGAAACCCCTGTGCTATACTCTTTAATTGATCCCCAATTTTACCAATATTTTCCTTATCTTTTTCAGATAAACCGAATACTTTCCCCCAATCTATTTTGCCTAAATCATCACTATTGTTTATATCTTCAATCTCTTTACTCAATCCATTTATTAGTTTTTCTGTTTGAAGTTTTAGCAATTTTTCCTGTTCATCTCCTGAAACTTGTATTTGATTAGCAGAATCCCTTAACCTTTCTGCCTGGGCCAATGATTCAGCATCTCCTTTAGCTTCAAGTATAGAGGCTTCGTTGTTTGCCTGAGTTACCAATAATCCAGTTTCTGCCCTTACCTGCTCAATTCTTACCTTTAACTGATCTGCGGCAGCTTGTTTTTTTATTTCAAGTATTGCAATCGATTTTTGTTTTTCAAAATCTTCATCACTTAAGCCCTGTGGTTTTTTTAGAGCGTTTATTTCCTCTATTCGTATTTCAGTTTGTAAATCCGAAAAAGCCTTAGCATCATCAGCATCTTTCTTCCTATTTTGAAAATCCTTTAATCTAAGCTGTGCTTTTTGCTCTGACAATTGAATATCCAGTGCTAAAGTATCAGCCCCGTATTTTCTATCAATAGCAAGTTGCAACTGGTTAAATTGCTCTTGTTGCTCTGCACTTAGTTGATTACCTTTACCGGCAAGAGCTTGTTTTTTTAGTAGGGTTTCTTGTAATTGTTGTAATTCCTTATCAGCTATTTCTTTTTCTCGATTAATCCTTTCTAATCCAGATAATCCGGACGTTTCAGCTGCCTGAGCTCTCTTAAATATATCAAGTAAAAAATCATTATAGTCCTTTAAGGCTTTTTTAGCTTTTTCTAACTCTTCTTTTGTAGGTCCTGGAACCTGTTTTATAGCCTTAGCATTCCTAAATTGTTCATCAGTTGCCTTTAACGATTGCCCAATTAAAATAACAGAGTTGTTATATTCCTCTGCCGTTATTTTTCCTACTGCAAATTGTGTTTTAACATAAACTAAAGCTGTATTATAGTTCAATAGTTTATCAACATTTGATTTTGTACTTTTAGAGATGTCATCTAATGCAAATGATAAAGCAACTAACTGTCCATTTCCTCCGGTTAAATTATCAATGAATGACTGTTTCCCTCCACCAGCTCTAAGACTAGCGTTTATTGCATTTAATTTAGAAGCAGCATCATTAGCCGCACCAAGTAATTCATTAAAATTATCTATTACTAGTGCAACAATTCCCTCACTACTTTCACCCAAATTATTAAAAAGTGCATCGAAATTATCCCCTAAATTTGAAATTTTACCTCCTAAAGTTTCTGAAATAGCAGCCATGCCTCCAGTAACACCCTTCAATTCACCTAAAGAAAGTAGATATTTAATAATTTCAGAAGATGTATTTTTTACAACTGTTTTTTGCTCATTAAAAGTAAATGTTAATTTATCACCTTCCTTAGATGCTCCAATATTAAATTCCTTTAGTCTTTCAAAAGACCCTGATTGAGCGTCCAGAACCCCTTCAACTAATTGGTCTAATGATTTACCTTTAGATGCAGCTAAATCACCTAAACTAGTCAGTTGGTCATTTGTTGGCTTGAAATTTATTGAAGCTAATTTTATAAAAGCATCAGTTACTTCTTTTACTGAAAAAGGCGTATTAGATGCAAACGTTTGAATATTTTGCAGAACTGTTTTTGCCGCTGAGTTACTGCCTAATGTATTAGTAAGAACGGCTTCAAATTTCTGGAACTCTGCCCTTGTTTCTATTATTTTTTTTCCTAATGAAACGACAGCCCCAATACTAAAAGCACCTATTATAGCTCCCCCCACTTTACTTACAACGCCTTCAGTTTCTTGTGAAGACTGCTGTATGCTTGCCATCTGGGTATTAAACTCTGGGGCAATAGTAGAAATTTGACGCCTGTTTTCAGCAATTAAAGAATTAAATCTTTGAATAGATTGTGGATTATTTGATCTATTTCTTGCCTCAGTTAATGCTAACTCTTTTTGAATTAATGTATTTATTATTCCATTTGTTTCTTTAAGTTTTAAAAAAGACTGATTTATGTTTGAATTTAAGTTTAATGTTTGCGTGTTTAAGTTTTGAATCCCATTTCCAGCTTTATCAACTTTATTCAATTCAGAAATCATCTCACCTACGTTACCTGACCCTTTTTGGATCTCTCCACCCAACCTCGAAACATCTTTTGCAGATGATCCAAAAGCCTCTCTGGATGTTTTCTCAAAATCACTTGCCTTATTAGATAGATCATCTATTCCCCTTCCAACTTGGCTTATGCCATTTTGTATAACAGAAACATCGGTTATTAATTCAAATTTTACAGTACTCATTTATTTGTTTTTAGTTGCGCAAGCCTCTTGTCTAATTTTTCCTTAAATACCAAAAGCTTTATAAAAAAATCTTCAGTATTTAAACACAATAATTCATTTTCTTCTGTAACTCTAATCCTTCCGTTTTCATCTTCAGTCATAACAGATAAAAGTTCTGACCAGTACTTCTTAACTTCAAGTTCATGCTGTTTAATGTATAGTGGTTTTATTTCCCCTATTTCATTATCTCTATTTTTGTGTTTATTATTTCCGAGTTTTCTTGGGTAAATTTTATCAATGTTTGTTTGAATCCCTCTATAGAATTGAGAGATAAAAGGGTAAAACCCATCATGTCAAGCCCCTCCTCTTGCCAGTCTTTTATTTTATCAAGAGATATCCTTTCATCAAAAAACCTAATATCTTCTCCTTCTTTATTTATTACTAAAGCTGCCATTAAGAGGGATGGATGAACCCGTGTTTCTTCATCAACACTTGAAATTGAATTCATAATGTTATGAAGAATAACTGCTGAATTCGCAAATTGCTGTTTATTTAATGATTCATAAGCAGTTTTTATATTCGCAAACATTTCATTGAAATTAAGTCCGAAAGTTAAACGAGGTAATAATTTCTCATATTCTACAAATCTAGAAATAGAGATTTTATCGCAAATATAATATTTGTTTCCGTTAGCCATAAACTCTTTAGTTTTAAGGTCAATTGTTTTTAAATCCATTTCGTGTATATTTTTTTTATTGTTTCTGCAAATAATATTGATAATCCTATGATTAATCCGGCATAGATAATATGATAAAAGGTATACAATCCATAATTCAAAATAACAAAAAACCATAATGCCATTTGACCAGTTACGCATCTGTGACACCCTATAATCATTTTAAAAATTGGATGATCTCCTTTACCTTTAAGCTCTCGTTTATCATTTCCGAATAATATACCAAGCCCTTTATAAAGTCCACTAAATATTTCTCCAGGCTCTGTTAAAATAGTTGAGTAAGTGAATCCTAACGATGCTAATAAAAATGCGTTAAATATAATTGATATGCAGGTATGAGTTGAAATAATCATTTTATAAATTTACTAATTATTTTTTGTATTTCAGCATCAAAAAAACGTTGTAAAATTTCTTTTTCCTCTGTACTTGGTTGCAATATATCCCCATATTGATCAGTTAAATAACCGGCTATTTCTTCAGTACTTTTGCCATTGGATCTTTGTTTTGTATTCTTTGGTCCTACAATTGTAACTACCCTTCCTCCTTCTATAACTTTTTTAACTACTCCAATATCATTAAGGGTTGTGCCAGTAAATGATAATGTGACATGATCCGTAGGTCTATTATTGGCTTCCCTCCATTGCTTATATGATATACCTTCGCCTTTATTCTCCTTGTTTAGTTCTTTTGCAAGTAATTTATCCCCTCCTTTATTAGCAGATTTACCTTCAAAATAGAATGCCGGCAATTTATTATCGGAATAATTCCCTAATGATTTACCATCGCCAATTGTTCCTTCGTTTATAATCCTGTCTTTCATCATGGCATAAGCATTTAACGCCATTTTTTCATTTATTATAGGAAGTTCGATCTCAATTGCCCTTGACAAATCCATCATTGCCTTATCAAACTCTGATGGATTCATTACGCAAATATGCCACCTCTAGCAAAATTAGAATTAGGCCTACACATTAAACAATCACTTTCAATTACCTGTAAATTGTTAGATATCCAACCTATCCACTCTTCGTATAGCGCCCTATATCGGTTTCTTTTTCCCCATAGAACCTCCCTATCAAGCATTGTGAATCGGTTTATTTCTCCGGAAGCCAATATCATCTCTATCAACATTTCACCAGCCTTAGCCCTTATAGCGTAAGCGTAATTCATAGCCATGGCGTCATTTTCAAAATCAAGTGGTGAATCTTCTGAGCAAATTATACGTGAAGTTTCACAGGTAAATGAGGCATCCAGAATTAAACCGTTAAGCTCTGTGGTATCAGTAAAAGTGGAGAATAATGCAGGTGAATTACCTACTGATCCCTTTACATTTACCCAATTTTTAAATAATGTTTTTTGAGAACCGCCTCCACATCCGCAATCTGATTTGTTATCTTTTGGGAGATAGGCACCAGTTAAGTCATAAACAAAATAATACTCAAGTCCATCAATTAATTTTGACCATAATGGCAATTTTAGAGGCGTAGTAAGTGTTACATATTGTAAGCTATTAGCAGTTGATGTAACAGGGTAAACGGCAATAGGCGTTGTTTCATCTTCATTTGAGTAAACAGAAATATTAAATGAGGCAGAAGCGTTAAATAATAATCCAATTTGTTTAATAGTCATGTACCCTCCAACTATTGGATATGGTGTAACTTTCAATAAAGCCTGATTAGTTGTTAATGCTAATGTCCTTGTAAACTGAGTGCTTCCAATAATACCAGAAAAAGCAGGTCGTTTAGGGGTGTAGTTTACAGATATAGCTGTTAGTAAATCTGTTTTAAATTGCTTAGTGGCATTCTCCCTTGACTTTGACATCATATCCCAAAGTGAACCACTTTCACAATCAGAGGCTGATTCAATAAGTTTTAAATTAAGTCCTTCAAGTTCATCAAGATAAATATCTGATTTACCTTCTGAAACGTCTACCGGTTTGTCAGCATCAAAGCATTCGCACTCAGTACGTGATAATTTTATTACATTTTCTAAGCACTCCATAATTTTATTTTAATAAAAAAGCCGCCGTTTATTGCGGCGGCTTTTAGAGTTTATATTTTTTAATCTTAAGATGTAGGGCAAGCACCACAAACAAATTCAAGTACGCCTGTATTTCCGTTACAAGCTTCAGCCCCATTAAAGAAGTCGTAGTTTGCTACAACTGTTACGGTGTGTTTTTCGTAAGGACCTGAACAGATGGATTCGGTATACACATCATAAACTAATCCTGGGATGTTTTTTGATGGCATTGCAAATTTCCATTTACCGGCACCATGTTCTAATGGACGCTCCATGCTGCCTTTTCCATCCCATAAAGAATATGAAGAAAACGCTACCGATCCTCTGTCAATAAGGAATGTTTTTTTCTGAGAAGGGTTAACGATTGCCATGTTGACCATGTCTTCGTAATACTTCAATTTATTAAACAATGAGATCCCGGCTTTACCATCTGCATTTGCAGCATTTGCTTCTGCAAGCATCCATTGGTTATACAAATTGTCTCCATCCAATAAGAATGGATTTGTAAATTTATTAATGCGTGATACTTGCAAGAAGTAAGGCATAATTTGAGGCGTCCAGAAAGATGGTTCGATGTAAGTTTGAGCCCAAGTTAAACCTGGTCCAGGACACCCTACGCCACCGTGAAATGCATTTAAAGAAGAGAAAGAGTCTACTTTAGCAATAGCAGTTTGAGCGATCTTCTCATCCAAAGCTTTCATTGTTTTAAGTAAATTATCCGCAAATACTTCGTTTGCATTTAAATTGCTGTTGGTATATAAAGCCTCATTAACAACAAATGAACCATGAGCGCACCCAGTGATTTCATAATCTTTACATGCAGCATCAGCTTCAGCGCCTGTTAATGCACAAAGATCAATTGGCGTAGTTGTACAATCGCCTACGGTTACGTTACAAAGCTTATTCCAATAAATAGTAGCTTTACGCACTTTATTGTTTTCGTCTTTTAAAACGATACGGGCGGTTGAGTTTTCAATAATGGCCTTAGCTGCGTTTACTTCCGCAACGTAATCCTGTTTTTTAGCTGAATCAGCGAAAAGCGATTCGGCGCTGTACTTGGTGGCCAATAATGAGGCGCATGTTAAAGTAGGCATTTTATTTTTTGGTTTAGGTTGGTTTTACATTTTGTTTTGACCATTCCACTCTTTTGTAATTGCCATTTTAGTATTATCATCTTTCGCTTCACCCATCAATTTCATATACTCATCCTGGTTTGTTGGAACTGGTCCTGTATAAACTTTATTACCATCACTCTTATTACCAGTAGCGTCGTTGTTATTACCTGCTGACTGCCTCTGAGTACCCTCTTTGAAATCCCAAACGTCGGAAGCTTTAGCCTTAACGATTTCCTTAAAGTCAATCATGTTTCCATGTGCATCTTCAAGTAATTTTCCGTTTTTGCTTACAAGCGTCTTACCATCTTTAATTTCAAATTCGTACTCAGATCCAAGTTCATTAAGTAATTTTTCGATTTGAATATCTGCCTTTAATTTACCTTCGGCGTTTTTACCTTCTGGCAAAATAGGATTCAATTCTCTTACTATGTCCTTAGCTGTTGATGTGACGGTTTTAAAGATCGATTCTTTTTTAATTTTTGTTTCAAGTTCAGTAAACTTTCCGGATTCAGCCGCAATAGCTTCTTCTTTTTCTTTCTTCAATCGTTCAACTGTAGATAAATAAAATGATGACCTTTTTACTTTTTCTTCGTCTAATTCAGCACCATCTGTAGATACTTTACTTTTAACAACTGATTCAATTAAGCTTACTCCTTTTTCGTCTGATGAAATACCGAATTTTGCTTTTACTTCGCTTTCAAACTTTTCAAGAACTTCTACCTGGGCTTTCTTATATCCTTTGTCGTGTGCCTTTGTTTCAGCATCCTTAAAGGTTTTAACCCTGTCAGCGTCTTTTTGAAGTAGTGTTGTAATTGCACTTTCTTTTAAATCAGCAGATCCATCCTCTTTAGTATTAAACAGAAGTGAGGCTGCTTCTGATGCCGGTGTCCCTAATGTTTTAGAAACGAAATCGGTTACTAAATCTTTTTCTTCTTTTGTCATAATTCATACGGCTATCCCGTCAGCTTTTTATTAAACATCCGGACTATTCCGGCTTAGTAGCGTGTAATGGATTCGAACCATTGACCTATTGGGTATGAACCAATTGAGCTGACCACTGCTCTAACACGCAATTTATTTATTGAACAGGCGGTTTTTCCTGTTTAGGTTTTTCTTCCTTAATTGGAGTAACGTTTTCAGTAACCTGTTTTTTTGCAGGGTTATCTTCTTTGTTTAAGATTTTATAAGATCTTTTTTGATCTTCAGAGAATAAATCGAAATCCTTTTTAGGCATTTCAATTTCTTTATTATTGGATAAAACTTTAAGTAACATTAAATACCAAATTTATTTTTTAATGTGGCAATATCGCCTTTTAAATGATCCTTTAAAACAATTCCCAACTCAGCATCTGTTGATGCGTTAGAATAAGGCACTTCATCCATATCTAAAAAATCCTTTACTTTAGAAGATGGGATTTCTTTTTCAACAATAGATAAGAACTCAGCATCTGTTGATTTTGAATCTTCAATTACGATGTTCTTTGTGGTTTGTTTCTTTGGCTTTTCAACTTTTTCAGCCTGGCCTGTACTAGGCTTGTTTGAAATGTCAGAGGTCTGAATAGAATCTTTTTCGATCCATCCATTTTTATCTTTACCCATCATCTGCCATGATTCAGGGCTAAATGACTTATAAATTCCGTTTTTAACTGCAATAATCATGACCCAAAAATATTAATTAATGGGTTGAAATATTTACGCATGTTGCGTAAAAAATTGTATATTTGGAGTATGAAAGCAAATGAATTAAGAATAGGGAATTTAGTTTTTTTAAACGGCGAATTGTATCAAATGACCATACAGACATTTGAAGACATTGGACAAAGTGAATATGATGAAGAAGATTTTACTCCAATACCATTAACTGAAAAGTGGTTGACTGATTTTGGGTTTGAATTTTCTAAATCAGTATGGTTCTATTTAGAAAACTGTCCATATGAGTTAACGGGAGGAATTTTCACGCTTAGACTAAAGGGCCTACAGGATTTTTACTTCTTTTTAGACTTAGAGATCGGTTGTAAAATTAAATATGTCCACCAGCTCCAAAACCTCTACTTTTCTTTTACAGGTGTGGAATTAACGCTAAAAAAATAATGTTATGAAAAATAGATTTTTATTATTTGGATTTGATGATTATCAAGCATTAGGAGGATGGAACGACCATATTGGATCTTACGATACTTTGAAAGAGGCTATTAAAGAAGCTAAAGAATATGGTAAGTCATTTGATAATTACCATATTGTTGATATTAAACGAAATCAAGTAGTTTTGTATAGTATTTAAATAAAATGGGCTTATCAGGAAGATTTACTTCCTCCTACTTAGTAATATCTTAGCTACATCAGCCGTAATCCAGTCAGCCGTGTGCCTACACCCGTAACCTCCCATGTCCGTTATAGGATCATACGGCTTACCGCCGTACATCTTCTTAATAAATGCTGAGTCTTTCCATTTATCAGCCTGTGACCTGGTAAATATTTTCCTGTTTTTATCTATACAAAATGAACGGGATGTATTTATAAGCCCACCACCATATATGAAGTGATCTAAATCTAATTCATCGGCATATATCAATGAATTATTCCGATCAATATGCATTATAATGTCCTGGCTAGTGGTTCTATAATAACGCTCAAGACTTCCAGATTGTTCTTTATTACCAACAATAAATTCCTTAATATCGTTTTGTAATTTGTTAACATCAGCATTACCTGCCACAATCTTATTAACAGCCTTTACAAAATCATTCTGCGCTTTCTTGCTTCCTAAAACTTTATCAGTGAATCCGTTTTTAATAATCTTACCAGAATCAGTGACGCCTAACCTATTTGATACGGCTTGTTTGGTTTTTTCAGCGATATCCTTAAGGCTTGATGGTGGTACCATCGTTCCAAAGTATGCTTGATTAAGGTCAGTTACTTTTAAAGAAGCCTCAAACGTATACCTCATTACATCAGGAAATTGTGACGTATAAGATTTTTTGAATTTCGTAAATATTGTATTCAGGGAATATGGCCGTCCAAGTTTCTTCTTATTTGCTATTTCTAAAAGATCTGGTAAAATCAAATCATAAATATTACCCTGTATAATGGATAATTTACGAATGATATTGTCTTCCTCTTTTAGGATTAGAGCTGATTTCTTAGCAGATATTTGGTTACGTGTTGGCATTAAATGACTGGAAATGTATTGTTTTCAGTGCCAGCACCAAAATCGTTTGGTGTAGACTCATCGTTTATTTCAAGTATAAGATCATTTACTTTAGTCTTAACTATCTCAGCCTGTTTATTACCTTCCATCCTGTAGAAGTTAACTGATTCAGTAATGTACTCAGCTTCTATTTGATCGAATATATAATCAAAGTTAGCGTAAAGAACTTTATTGTATTTGGTTGTTATGTCGTTTAGGATGATGTTATTTATTTCTTCCACAGATTTACCATTGAAGGGATAGAACCTTGTTTTGACTTTTATTTTCATAAGTTCATCCGGCTTATCAATATAAAGTTTATCTGTTATATCCTTATTTATTTCTGATTTTACGTATGATTCAGCCCCTGATTTATTAGCAACATCAAGATCACTAAGAAGCATACTAACAGTTTTCATCTTAAAGTCCTTATAAAATGAATGATGCACATCAATACCAGTTCCAAGATCGATAAATGAAGCAATCATAGTAACGATGTGCTTGTAAACATCGCTGTAGTGATCCGCAAAAGGTTTTAATGTATCATAAACGCTTTCTAAGTCGATGTTCTTTTCAGTTGCTGTAGATGTTACGTTATCAGATGAATATAACTCAGATGTATAAACGGCTTTCATTGCCAACTGAGGCAACTCATATAATGCTAATTTCTTTTGATATTCCAATAAATCGAGTGCTGGTCCTTTGTAGCTGATATAGTTTTCTAAACTAACCATATCTTTCGTATCCTTAGGTAAACGAACCCTGATTATATCAGCTGCTGAAGTGTGGGTCTTCCATCCAGATCCTTTACAAACTGGACAAAAATTATTGGTTGTAGTTATTTTTCCTTTGTTACACATGATGCCCTTTTCAAAATCCCCAGGGCACACTTCATCATATTGAATCTTTTGAGGGAAAGTGTGTAAGCAATTTGTAAGATCAAACTCCGAAACTGTTTTAATAGACTTTTCAAAGAAAGGCATAGCTGCATGAATCATTGGTACACATGTCCTACCTCTTGTTGTAAGGTCTCTGTTAGAACCTATACGAATAGCTGGTATTTCACCACCTAAATGATCCAAGGTAGTGATAAGATGAGCCTCCTTAATATCAGTTTGTTTATCATCAGTGTATATCAATAGCCACTCCTGATTAGTCAATAAGGCTTCTGAATAAGAATAATATGACTCTTTAGTGTAGTACTCTCCGGTGATTACCTGGTCCTGCAAGTATATCGCATGTTTATCGTTTTTAACAATAAGGAACTGAAGTTCATTGTTTATGTAAAGATAGTTTATAGCCTCCTTTGAGTTAACCTCATATGGATAAGGTGACGCTTTTACTTTAGGGTTATTAGGGTCTACTGACTCTTTAAATTCCACTACAATAAAGGTGTTTGGATCTGAGCAATCCAATTCAACCATTCGTGTATTTAGATAGGACTCTACAGATTTTTTACCAAAGAATTTATTAGTAGCTTTTGAAAGGGTTAAAGCCTTTTCTTCCGTTGATTTCTTATCTTCCCATGTAATGTGCTTAGATGCATGTGATCGGCCTACCTTATACATTGGTGATGCCAATGCGTTAACTATAGCCCCAGTAGTAACTTGAGTTAGATTAACCCTTTGAGCAAATAGAGCCTCATCTTCCCTGGGAGTAAAACGCCTTAGTAATGATTGAACATCTTCACCAGTAGTGTACCTGGTATACATGTCAGCTATTTTATTTACTCGGTCATAATCCCGGTGTCTTAAATTAAATTGTATAGTGTCCTTAAGGACCTTTTTACCTTGGTCTAATGTGTATGGCATGTTAATATTGGCCTTTAGTTAAATTATATGTTCTTTCGAAGTGTCTTATTTGCCTTGGCGATCCTTCATTCCTTGCATATTTAATTGCAGTTAATGCATGATTCACATCAACTAATCCGTTACGAGAATTTAGTTCTATGTATTGCTCAGGCGTTATGTCTGCCTTTGATACTCGGCAAAGTTCTATTAATTGTTCTTCTGTTAAATTTTTCATCTATTATTCGCTTAAAAGTGTGTATGTAGTTTCTTCTGATGTCTGGTAATTTACCAATCCTGGTTTTTGTTTTTCTGATTCATCAATATCAAATTCAATTCTATGAAGCCAGCATGTGGTTGCAATACCCGCATGGAAATAGCTTATTTCATAGGTTATATTTTCGGCTCTAATGCATGTGGCGGTGATCAAAGCTTTTACCTGGCCAATTTTAGTTATTACGGGTGTCCCAAATTTTACTATTTGTAGGCTCATAAATTAAAATATTGTTCAAATGCGGAAATGAAAAAGTATTCAACCATATCGGCTAAATGCCCGTACTTCTCATTACCATCTTTGTCTTTTGCTTTGTTCTTTTTTCCATCAGGACCTTCCTTAAGAAATTCGCAATCCGCAATAAATTTAATACATTTTGGCGATATAGTGAAATCAATTGGTAAAGAACCGTAAAATACCTTATTCATAAACTCCTTACGAAGGACTACCCTATCGTTTACTATTACCCTATCTGATGATTCCCCAATGTATTTAAAGAAGATTCGCCTGATCACATCATAATCGTTTTCAATAGAGTTGGTCCGCTTATTATTACCTGAATAATCCCCGTAATAAATCATACCGTTAACTAAATCATGTGAATGAAGGGCTATAATAGCGTTTGATAAGTGTTCAGTCGTGTTCTCTGGAGGATCTAAACACACCTCATCCATCATGTGGACATGCCAACGATTAACGTCTGACTTCCACCACATTTTAAATAATCCTGATGTAATATAAGGTCCCCTGTTAAAGTCAAATCCAACGTGGGCAATTAGTTTTTCTGGAACATCTACCTCTTTAACATGCTTCATCCTGTCAAACTGATTGAAGTATTCGTTACCGGACTTAGCTAATGGAGACCCATATACAAGCATGTTTATTCGGTGTGGATTATGTGAATTAGGATCTATTAACTTGCTTTGAATGTACCCAGCCGGTAGATTGTCTTCATTATGGTAGGTAGAAGATATTACCACCAATTTATCGCCTATACGCTTCCTAAAGTAATCATCATTACCGAATATTCGTGAGTTTATTTCTTCAAAGTATTTAGGGAAATTAAACCACTCGCTTATCCAGTCTGTTTTTGCTGGAGACGTATAAATACTTAATGGATTAAATCCGGAAACGCCATCTTCTTTGATTGTGGTAATCTCACCTTTTTTATCCAGCCACATTCCGGTTTGCCTTAAACGGGCCATGATAACCTCTTTTACGGCTTCCTCAGGAGTATCTTTCGTTTCATCAAGATCAGCATGTCCAATCTCTATGCCATCAATAGCCTGGTAATTTTCGAGTGATGCGGTAAATATTAGCTTACCGTTACAAAAACTAATGGTATTGTGGTAGCTTTCTAATCGCTCACCAATAATAGTGAATGATTCGGGCGGCTGAATGTTGACCACATAATGAACATTCCTTATAAGACCTATAGATGCCCAAAACTTAAACACGCCAACAAGTGTTGACTTACTTAATTGTGAATAGGTATTAGCGCCAATGAAACCCCTTACATGCGGATATTTAACTGCATATATAGCATTCTTAGCGCCAATAATAAATGTTTTACCACTACCAACACCAGCATGAAATAGATTTACCTGTGCTGTACTCAACATTATCTCAAGTTGAGGCCTAGAGAACGTTAACTCAATTATCTTATGTTCAATGGTCATGCCAATGGCGGCTCCTCATCATCAATAAAATATGAAACAATAAGAGCTGTTATGCAAAAAGATAAAATAATATATGATGCTATATTTGCCAACATTTATGGTAAGATAATTTTAGGTTTTGGCAATGATATAATTTTGCCTGTTGGTTCCTCTGATATAGTTATATTTTTACCATTATTAAACTCGATAATAGCTTCACCTGGCTCTATATCTTCTACCCTTAATGATATTGGAGGCATGCCCCTTCCAAAGATGGTTAATCGGATCTTACCAGTTAGGTTAATTAACTTAATATCCTCTGCATCCAATTCCCAAACGGAATCAATAGCAGGGTAAACATCATCTTCTTTAGGACCTACAAATAAATCATAAGCCTTTGCATGCAATGGTTCACACTGTTCATCAGTCATGTCTTCAGGTTTATTGAAAACCATGTTTTGATCGTTAAATTCTACTGCTTTCATATTTCAATTGTTTAAATGTTTCTTCCCATGTCAATTTTATAAACTCACTTTCACCTGTAATTCTTGAAGTGTAAAATCCTCGATCAATATCGAATAAGTAATCTTCAGTTACATATTTACCATGGTTTAACCCTCCGTTTATTCTAGTGGCTTCAGGAAACAATTCTTTTAGAATTTTAATAGTGTAATTAGGGCCATAAGAAAGTTTATGCTTCTTAACGATCATGTGAAGACCAATTAAAAACCAAATTGAAATAAATATTATTAAAAAATCAATCATTATTTATCTTTTCCTTTAATTACAAATGTTATGTTTTGAAGTGAATTAATAGTGTGATCCACCTCAATCTTTTCAGAATAACCCCTTTTACGTCCTTTTGTTTTCAAATAAAATATTTGGGCCTGTGGGTTTGGGGGTGCCCTCAATTCCTGAATTGATCCTGTTTTATCAATTACCTGGTATTTTGCCCCATTTATAGATTCTAAAAGTTTAGATTCTACAAAGTCTGTTGTAGCCTCCCCAATATGATCAACGTCTGTAGCGTATTCTTTATCCTCTCTAATCCAGTCATAATGCGTGGTTCTGTTTATACCAACGTGTTCACAAGCCTTCGACACGTTGCCCATAAGCTCTTTTAAGGCCATTATCATAGCAGCCTTCTTATTGTCGGTTTTGTTGACAATAACGGGGCTTCTATCTGGTCTTACTTTGTTCAATTAATTCCTTATTTATGCGTTCATAAATGCTTGTAACGGCCCTTAAACTCATTTCTTCCTCATCTATTTTTTCGTGTTTCATGAAAGCTAGAGCGGACTCTTCAACTGAAATAGATGGTACTGTGAATTTCTGTGCCTTTATCCAGGTATATATCATAACGCAAAGTGCGTTATGCTGATACAGCCTTGAGACGTTGTTATCTAAAAACTTATTCCTTGGCATTAGAATAATTTAATATTAATTTTTGTAACTGTATCAACAAAAGATATTCTCTGCTTATAATAAGAGTAAACATTATAATTTACGGTTGTTATTGGTAAAATAGTGTCGAAATGGGTTGTAAAATCCTTATCGAATCTATTTCCATCAACTATAACAGATAGATATTTCTTACTAGAATCTCCATTTACCTCAATTGATATTTTTTCAATAGGTTTTGTTTCCGATTTTTTGCAACTTAGTAAACCCGCAAAAAGTGTAATTGCTAATAGTGTTTTCATACTCCCAAATCTACACATTCCCCGCCAAACTAGCAAATGTTTTTTTGAATTGATCGAATGACCGGATGAGGTGGTATTCAAAACCTAATGCCTCCACAACGGTTTTAAAGTCTATTTGCTCAGGTGACTGCCTACCTGTTTCTGTTTTAAGTTCAAAAAACACAGCCTTACCTGGAAATAAGGCTATAAGATCTGATACCCCCGCCTTTAATCCGGTTGATTTAAGCGTCATTGCTTCTATTTTATTACGTGTACCTCCATTAGGAACGCTAAATACGCTTAAACGAGGTTTGTGATGCTTTAGGCAGTAATTATTATTTGCCCATTGAAAGCAGGTTGCTTGTAATTTATCTTCTGATTGCATGATTTTAGGTTAAATTCGGTAACCACGATTTTTTTAAGTTGTTGATTATCAATTCGGTTACCGAGTTACCGAATTTTTTACTATTTAATACTAATATACGGTAACATTTTTTTTATTTTTTTATTTTTTTATTTTTTTATTTTTTTATTTTTAAATATACTTTACATGTATTAATTAGAAATAAAATGGTAACTTGGTAACCTTGTTGATTTACAGATAGTTATAGGTTACCATTTCGGTTTAAATTCGGTAACCTTTACTAAATTCGGTAACCTTTTTTACTTCCTAAACCAAAAACACTTCACTGTAGTGCCTAATTCTTTTTTAACATGATCTGTTTTTAGCAATATGCCGTTCTTTTCGCAATACACCCTTATAGCATCATTTTGTTTGTGTGATGAAGGCCAATATGCTTTAATTACATTATTATCGTTTAAATAGGATGAAACGGCTGTTTTAATATCTTTTATAGGTACATATTCAGTTAAAATCCAATGATCAATGTTTTCATGAATAATTTCCACCATATTTCGGCCATAAGTCTGTTCAAACTGTTTTTCCCAACCAGTAGATGTTAGGGTAGCCTTTTGAAGTTTTCTATTACCTGCCAGCCATTTTTGTACTGATTTAATTATAAATGTGTCAAAACCATACCAGTCCTTTTCATTCCATCCTTTAGGGAAATGGCATCCAAAATGAGCATCCAGACCTCCAGCTTTAGTAAAGAAGTCTGTAAATTCGATTGGAATGATTCGGCGGTTAAGTCCTCCATCTGTAATTTCAAAGCTAAAATTTGTTTGAACTATAAATTTTGGGCCGTCCTCTACAGGGATCTCTACCTCATCTTTAAATAGTTTTTTCAGGATAAATGTACCGGTTGAAGGCTCTTTTAGAAATTCATAAGGAAATGATTTTGGTACATCTGAAATACCCATTATACGTTGGCCGGACCAGCTCTGAAAAAATTTCTCATCGAATTTGGCTTGCGTTCCGTTTTTTGAGTGATAAGTAGTTGTATGGGATAGTAGATTGCAAAATACGTTTTTACCAGATCCTCCACCGTCTTTAGGGTTAGGACATTGTTCCGTTAATACAATTATATATCCGGTAGTTTCATCTTTGTACTCATGTGCCAGAAAACCGATTGTTTTTTGAGTAAATTCTACATTATTCCAGTCAGTAGCTAATTTTAAGTACTCAATATATTTGCCGCCTTCATAAAAATTATAATCTCTGGCCTGTATCTTTTCAGCAAATACAAATGCAGGTGCAGGATATTCTAATGCACTTGCGCCGGATTCAGTTATTTTAACAAACCCATTTTTAAAGAACTTATAGCAAACATCTGGGCCATCTTTTAATATTTCATTTTCCTGGATTATTCGCAAACGGGTCATAGTATACTTACCGTTCTTTTGCATGAAAGATTCAAATGCGTTACAAACAGACTCATGCTCATCCATATCCTCTTCTTTTATATAATCCTTCAAAATATCCTGATATTGTCTTTCGGTAGCTTTATATAAAATGTTTTCTTTTAACAAATATAAATCAGATCTGTATAGCCTAAACCCAAGTTCTGTGGATATTTTTTGAAGTGATTCACGGGATATTTCTATTTTAGAATCTTCATTTAATTTCCAGAATGTGCCAAAAGGATAAGTTATTTGGATGGCTGCCGCCATTACCTGGTAATGCATTTTAGCTTCAGGACTGAAATTTTGAGGTATTGGCTTTGCTTTTGCTACTTGTTTTTTAACAATTTGCTGTTCTTTATACGTATTTACCTTTCCGTAACCTGATGCCTGAAGATGCGCAAATGTTGCTTTTTTATCTCCACCGAATTTTAAAATGGATAAGGCAGTTGATGGATTATAGCCTTTTTCTGGTTCAAATTCGGTTGAGCTAGTGAATATGTAATAAACCCTTTTTTGAAGGTTAAATGATGCATGAACGGCTTTTGATTTTGAACCAGGACGGCTAAACCAAAAGAAATTAGCATTGTGTCCTGAATCAGTCCATCCATGATCTAATAAAACACGTTCACCTTCTGGGCTATTATTAAAATGTTCATAAGGGTTTTCATCATAATAATCACCAACAAATTTAGAAACAGTATATGGTTTATCAACCTTTATAATTTGGTTGTATGATTGTCCTAAGTTAATCAGGCTTTCATGTTCCTGATCTGTTAAAGTAGGAATAGGCTCATCTTTATGAATAGAATAACCATTACCAGTGCATCCAGATAAAGATCCTTCACCACGTGTTTCTAAGAAATTAACCTCTTTTAGATTATTTTTGGCATTAGGGTTTTTTAACCGGTAAGCCTCCATTTCCTCATTTGTTGGTAACCTGCCAGCTAATTTTTTAGATCCTGGAGGGGGAGACTGCATGAAATATAGAATGTGGAAGCCTCCAGAAGGCGTTTTGTGTATTCTCAATTTCGCCCAAATATCAGGGAACATTTCACGTATAGCCTGAAAGTAAATGGCATCAAATCCAGGATAATATTTTGTATCAACATCAATATTAAATAGGTTATTTGATATTTTACCCAATACAAATGCAGACCAAGCCGTTTGGTTACGATCCATTTCGTAATACAATGAGGCTTCTGTTATCTTTTCAGATTGATACTTTTTCCAGCCTTTATATGGCGTTTTCACATCATATGTCTTACCTTCGTAAGTTGATGATTTATCTCGTACCGGAATAATGTTTATACCTTGTTTTAGGTACTCTTTAATTTGTGGAAAAGTGTCTCTTAATGTCATAAATTTATATTATAAAAGTTAGCTAAAAATTAGACTGCCTGAATAAAATTCAGTCTTTTATAATCCATAATAAATGTTATGAATTTTCCTGATTTTCCGCACCCAAAACACTTATAAAATCCTTTATCTGAAGATACGGTAAAAGATGGTGTTTTTTCATTATGAAAAGGACACAATCCAACTAGGTTTTTTCCTTTTTGAGTTAATTTAATAAATCGTCCTATATCTTCAATTTTTTGAGATTCACGAATTTTGTCTATTATTTCTTGCTTCATTTTTGTGTGGTTTTACTTAATTATTATATCAGCGTAATTTAGTGTGGTATCTGCTATAATATGGTTCCACCAACCATACTTCCATTTTGAGTACCCGGCAAATTCTTTTAAAAATGATTCGCCTTTTTGTTTTGCTATTCGAGTTGCAAAAGGTTTTTTATTTGTCATTTGAACGTATTGAAACAATTCAAGGGCTGACAAGGTACTAATTTTTCTGCCTCGTAAATTATTATATTTAGCCGTAATTTCAACAAGTTCCGTTTCTTTTATTTCCTCTTCAGTAGGTTCATGCATTGTTATTTCTCCGCATTCGGGACACGGATTTGTTTTAACATGCATCATGAAACCACATTTTTTACATATTTTAATAGGCGCTACACCTTCTTTTTTTGGTTTTTGGTTCCACATATCATGCCATGGATGCTCATAGTTCCATGGCTTATGTCGTGTACCGTTACGGCCGTAATCAACAATATTAAACTTATTTTTACCTGGGCTTAATCGGCTACCACGTCCACACATTTGAGCATAAAGCGGTAGTGATAATGTTGCTCGGTTAAGCATAATTAAATCAACAGCAGGACAATCAAAACCTTTTGTAAGTGATGCAACAGACACACATATATTATTTGATCCGTTAGTAAATTCAAACAATTCATAATCTGTATTTTTGTTTTTGCTATGGCATTCAGAAACATTATAGTTTAGTATTCTGAGTTTTGTAACAACATCTTGACAGTGTTTAATTGAAGCGCAAAATATCATGCATTTATGAAACTTAAATAGCTTTAAATCTTCAATTAAGCCGTCAAAAACTTCAGCTTTTTCAAAAACAGCCTCTTGGCTTGATTCAGTATAATCCCCGGTACTTGATTTTTCAAGCTTTGAAAGATCTGCTACCTGCCTCTCATAATGATAATAAGGGCTTAAGAATCCATTTTCAACTAATTCCTGTGGCTGTGGGCCTATAACAATAGACTTATATAATTCAGGTAGGTGTTTAGCTTTACGATAGTCAGGTGTAGCAGTAAAACCTATTAAATAGGCATCTGATAACTGTTGTAAAAGTTTTGTAGGGGTTCCAATATGGGCTTCATCTGTAATTATTAAAAGGTGTTTACCTAAATTATTAAATTGATCAATTAATCCTTTACGTTTAGCTAATGTTTGAGCCATGGCAACATAGATTTTATTTGGTTCAACATAAAATTCTTTTATGCCATCACCAATATTAATTGTGTCGCCAATTTCTTTATGAATTTGACTGTAAATGCTTGTCGATTCTGAAATAATTAAAACGGTTCTTTTATGTTCAATCGAACCCCTTGCAATTGAGATAAACACCTTTGATTTTCCTGATCCGGTAGCCGCACATGCTAACACTTTTTCATTTAACTTGATACTTGATCGAATATCTTGTATAAATTTTTCCTGGTATGGTCTTAGTTTTATCATATCAGAATGGTAAATTATTTACATTAGTAATTTCATGTAAATTTGGTTCGTCCCCTCCAAATTTAACCTCAATTATATCAACATAATCAGTTGAATAAACAAAATCAAAAAGTTCCTGTCTTTTTAATTCATAATAATTTGAATCTTCCCATCCTTCTTTTGATCCGTCTGGTGAAACAAAAAATGAATAGTAAGCATTCATCCTTGTATTTATTACATTACTTACTAAATGCCCTATCAATTCTTTTGCTTTTCTGTTTACAATTCTTACGTTTTTTTCTGAACCTACAACAATAATTGAATGATGTTTAATGTATCCCATATTAAATAAAATTAAAAAACCGTTATTGATGCGCCTGGGTTACTATCCCTAGACCGGCTCTAACCCCAGTCAACACACCAATAACGGTCTAAATGTTTTTATGTTAGAGTATATGAATCGGTTAGTTACTCCGATATGCTGCAAATATACGCCTTATTTATTACAATGGCAAATTCTAAAACAATTTTTGTTGGTTTTTTATATCTATTTCGATTTGAGATCTACCGATTAATTTACGCTTTTTTAAACCTAATTGTTTAAGGCTTTCATCGCTCCAAATCTTTCTCATGTGGCCGTATTGGCCTGGATTGTTAGAAGATAAAATTTTCTTAATTACTTTTATTTCCTTACATTCGTTTTCCTTTATAATCTCTGCAATCTGTGGGGCGTAATATTCTCTCCAGCTCATTAGAATAATTTTTGTTGGTTAGTATGCTGTTCAATGCGTTTCATTGCAGCGTTGTAATAGTCTTCGTTTATTTCATATCCAATAAAATCTCTATTTAAGTTGTGGCAAGCTATCGCAGTAGTGCCTGATCCAGAAAAACAATCAAGAATTAAATCACCAGGTTTACTGCTTTTTTCAATTAAGAATTCCATCAAATTAACTGGTTTTTGAGTAGGATGTAGCTCGTTATCAGTTCTTTTAGCTTTAATAATGTTTGAGTGCCTACCATTATTTAATTTCTTATTTCCATTAGAAATAAATAAACACATTTCATATTTAGGGGCGTAATCCCCATAAAGATCACCCATGCCAGTATTATTCTTTTCCCAAATCAATATATTTTTAACATTAAACACGCTTTCAAATTCTTTTTTAAAAACATCAACATTATGCCAGCTGCAGAAAATATACAAATGCGCATCTTCTTTAGACACTCTTTTCAAATCTAAAACCCAACCAGGAAGCCACTCTAAATTAGAATCATTTTCTATTTTTATGTGTTTTTCTTTTCTATAATTTGATTGAAAAGACATTCCATAAGGTGGATCAGTAGCAACTACATCTATAGAACCTGTTGATACCTCATGTAAACCAAAACATGATCCTTTTATTAATTTTATCATAATTAAAAAAAGCCCGAATAAATCCTTGGGGTCTCACGCCAATTCATTATCCGAGCTTGTTTAAGTTCGTTAATTCCCGTATAGTTGAGACCGGAATGTTTGTAAATATACTAATTAATCCTCACCAAGCACCCATTTAAGGGCTGTTATTACTTGCCTGATGGTTTCCGATTCAATTCTATTCCCAAAACGTTCAAATGCAGTCATTGTATTCTCTAACTCAGCTACCCTCTCCTTTATCTCCTCCTTAGATTTTATTTCAGTTTCTGACAATGCGATAAGAGATCCTTTCAAATCATACATTTGGTCTTGATAATTATCTAAAATATCTTTTATTAATTCCTGTTTGTTCATGTTTTCTCAAAATTAATTATTAGTGAATGTTTAGGCCACGTCTGCCAGTGGCGTTTATTAGTGATTAAATAACGGTTGCATTGACCGTCATATATAAGCCTAAGATTACCTAATTTGGCTTTACGGAAGGCGGTTACTTTTTATTCAATGATTAATTATACCTTCACACTATATCTTTCATAAACACAATTCTTTTTATTTAGCAATTCATCACTCAATTTATGATATTCACAAAATGGAACTATAGCCCCAAACCAAAGTGTACCATCCAAACTAATATTATCTTTTCTTTTCGCATATTGATAAACCGGAAAATCACATCCATTCTCACAACACTTATGGACGTTTTCAGATTCAAACATACACCTATAATACGTTATATTTGCCAACTCTCCTTTTTCTGTTTTAAATGTGTGTTGCATGGGTTTATTCAGGTTTAAGTTTATTCCAAAGTTCTAATTTTGCCTCTTTAATGTTTTCCTCACCAGCTATTTCGTTTGCCATATACAAATAAAAATCACGTCTTTGGTTCATAGTTAAGCTTCTGTATTTATAATTATCATCTTCAGGAGAATAATGTTTCCATTTTCTTTTACCTTTTGATAAAGTCCAAATAGATAAATTATATTGACATCCTCTTAACATGTCTATCCAGCAGGAAACACAAATTTTAAGCTTATCGCCGTTTTCTTTTACTATTATTTTCTCGTGATTCATCTTATTTTTATTTTATGCCACCATGGGCGGTTAGTTACAATAAAACCTTAATTCAAACCAATAAAACCATATTCTAACAACTGATATTTTACCCTTTTTTTCAGCTATCCAATGTCTGTTTATAATTATTTTGAATGGTTTAGGCGTTTTATATTTTCTGTATATAAACATCTCTATTTACCCTTTGGTGTTTTTAAATTTGGTGTCCATAAATTTAGCGTGTGTAGCATAAGCATAACCATGCAATCCATTAGTTACCTCATGCATTACAAATGCTTCAATTTTAGTTTTTGGTTGATAAATTCTTAAACACCACCAACCTGATTTTAATAAATCTTTTGACGGTAAATCTATCCAATCACTTTCTTTACTCTCCGTTGGTTGGGTGAGGTAGGGTTTTACTTCAACCTTGCAATTACCATTAGGTAAATCCTCTACACTTACAAATCCAACTTCTTTATAAATGCATATACTTTCAATGTCAGGGTGAATATCTCCATCCGCTATGTAATTCTCTTTAATTACTTTTTCCGCTTCTTTAAAAGAATCCACTTCTAAGAAATCATTATCTATTGGTGAATAGATAACTAATTTGGTATCTTCCAAATCCGGTTTGTTTTGCTCCTGCCAGTATTCTGCACCTCTTATAAAATCATACTCGGAAACTTTTCGTTCAAGATCTGTTGCGTTTGGCATTCTCAACGCATATTCTATTGCCGCTTCTCTAAGTTTTGCTTCTTGTTCCGTGTTCATAGGGTTAGGGTTTAAGGGTTAATTTTACCAAGTTTTGATTTCATTTTAATGTCATATTCTGTTAGCCATTTCCTGCATAATATAACACGATCCTGTATTTCCTTTATAATTAACGGATCATGATGAGCGGTGTAAGCTACCCATCTGGATTCTACAGGCATATCGTCAAATACTATTTCAGGTGTCCAATCTGTTTCAGGCGTATTCATTAGCCCGGTAAATAATATACCTTTATTTTTACGCCACAAATGCATATACACACGTAACTGATATTCATGTTCAATAGATAAACCTTCATCAACTCGGTCATGTAAAGTTTTTCTATTCCAGGCAGCCTTAACGTCACAAATAGCATCAGGGAACTCAATGTCGCATTCACCGTCAAAGTACTCATCAGATAGCCTTATTTTGTTTTTCTCAGCCATTCCGTAACCTAATTGTTCCGCTGCAAAGTCGATTAAATCATCTTCAACGGCGATACCTTTGTCCAGGTATTTTGATCTTATTTCTTCCTGGTCGTTTGCGTACCATTCTTTAAGGTAAGTTGTGCAAGTATCTGGAAGCTTTGGATTATCAAATTTAATGATAAGATCCTGCATTGTTGATTCTTGTATTGGAGTGCGTTTAGGCTTATTTCTTAACTCAACAAGCGTTTCTAATTGTTTATCTGTTAAACCAATCCTGCCCATTATTTTGCTGCATTGGCTTGCTCTTATTCTGAATAGTTTTTCCATGTTATTTTGTTTCAGGCGTTAATAATAATTTCTCCACTTCGCTACTTACCTGGTATTTTTGCCTGATCTGATCAATAGTATACCCGCTTTTTTCAATAGCTGTTTTTGCTTTTTGGAAGTTTTCGCTATCCTTAATTAATTCAGGTAAAATGTATTTTTTGAAGCCAACGACGTGGCCATGTTTCCTATCAGGCTTCGCATACATAATAAAAGGAATGTTTGGATCGACATCATCAATGTATAAAGAACCGTTAGCCAATTCTTTAGCCATGAAATTTGCTCTTGCTACATTTAACAGGCATGGTTTGTATAGCATTTTACCGGTTTTACAGTCTATTAAATAAATAGCCGTTTTATTTACTTCTGCCTGTGCCTTTTGATCAAATGCCGGAGCATCTGTAAATTTTGCCATTGTAACTATCATTTCCGGTTTTAATCCTTTGCCCATACCTTCGCCGTTTAATAAATCTTCACCGCTTATGTAGCGTTTATCTAAGTTTTTTCTGAATGGTGTTTTTTGCGTTTCCATCTTATTTTATTTTAATAATTAATACTCTAAATATTCGCCATATTCCTCATATACGGCATCTTGTAAGTCTTCTAGTGTAACTAGTATAGTGCCAGTGTGATCGTATCTGTATGCACCAAATGATTCGTAAATTACTACGTGATCTAACTGATAAACATACATATCCAGTGAGTTACTCCATTGCTCTGTAAAACCTATGGATTTTAGTAGGCGGTTTGTTAGTATTGGATTTTCTTTCACTGGATTTTTAAAGGTTGGTTGGTTGTAGTCTGATTCGGTCATTATAATTCTTTAAACTGTTTAAGTTCATATTTAAGGTCTTCGTTAACTGCCATTAATCGTTCAATATCATTTTCTAATTCAGTGATTTGTTCATCACGATTAATTATAGCATATTCAAAGTCTTCTAGGATGTGTTTAATATCGTTAAACTTTCTTTCTAGTGCTTTTTCCATGATTATTCGGTTGCTTTTTTAATTGCTAATTCTATTTTATTAGCTAACTCCGCATCAATAGCCACACTAAATAACATTTCATTTGCTAAAATCAAGGCTTCTAATAATTCTGGAGCAGCGGATATTAATTTAGCGTTAGATTCCACCATTTTTATGGTTTTTACGCTTATATCCTCATTTGGCAATATACATATAGCTGTACATGTTGACCCTCCGTCAGCATCCTTCAATGAAGATATTGGATAAATGGTGTGTGGCATTCTTAGATGTCCAATAAATACGTTTTCTATTTTTGAGTCTAAAGCCCAAGGCCCCGGAGTGTGTTTTGTTTTCATAACTTTTATAAATTATAAAAGCCCGTGCCATTGGAGTAGAAGTCCGCCGGCAAGGGCTATTAAATTAGTTTCGATTGTTTGAGTGAGAAGCTTCTACCATTCTCCAATCGTTCTGCAAATATATTAATTATTTTTTAATCGGCAACTATTTATTTATCTAAAATATCAACATAGCCGACAATTGCACCTATCCCGCAACAAGCGGAAACGGTATAGATAATCTCTGCCTTACCTATAGGATCCCAGTTGCAATTAACTGCCTTTATAATACATTTTACCTCCCCTGTAATTAAAGCCGCAACTATTGCAACATATATTACGATTACGCCTATGCCTGTTTTCATCTTGTTTTGTTTTTATGGTTTATACTAATTTTAAATTTACTGTTAATTGATATTCTTTACCGCCAACGGTTACGAATTGTACTAAGGCGGTTGCCTCTGCGCATCCAATAGCCTCTTTGATTAACGCCTTGGTATCGGTGATTAGTTTTGATTCGTCAAGTGGTTTGTCTTTGATTACTTCTGCCCAGATGCCGTCTACCATAACACCATAAATGTCAGTTCCAAGTACATAACCGTTTTTATCCTGTGGGTTTAAATGCGCTATCCTGCCAAAAAAATCAGTAAGGAATATAGTTTTAATATTTCCATTTGATCCAAATTTAGCAGTTACTTCCTTACCAATTACAAACCCCCTTCTCTCTGCCTCCTTAATCAAAGCAGATTCCCATTCTTGTGGGGTGGCTTCTACGCCATCTCTAAATCTAATTCCGTGTTCATTGTCAGGGTCTTCCCAATCACCTCCAATAAAACCATAACCAAGTAAATCTTTATCATTTATAGCCGTAACCATCCATAAGCAATCAAATGATGAATCTGTTTCTGGTAATTTATACACCTTCCCCACTTCAAATTTAGGCTTCCCTATCTTAGCCATTAGTTCTTTTTTCACCTCCGCTAATCGAGCGTCAAGGTCTTGTTCTGTTAGTTGTTTCATGGTTATACTTTTTGAATTTTCCACGCTTGTAAACTCACAAACGATGTGTCTTTATGTAAATTACCCTTTAAATTATAATCTACTGATACCTGTTGACCTTCTATGTATTGGTCTAATAAACTGCATTTATCCTGAGTAAATTCCATTTTAATGTACTGTGGATAAGGAGTAGATTGTTCAGTTACAACTATAAATTCACGCTTTGCAAACTTATCTGAAATGTGTTGTGTTTGTTTGATACTATGGATCTCTCCGTTTAGTTGTGGCATTTTATTTATCTATTTAATTGTTTGTAAATTCTTTTTTGCTCTTCTAAAATTAGGGTGCGTTTGGAGGGTGATAGTAGGATATAATCTGAACTATTCATCAAACCTATTAGCCCCTTATAGTATGCTTGTGTCTGTATGGCATCAAATATACCGTCTTTATTCTTAGTACTGAATTGAACCATGGCTAAATAAACCTTAAAGGCATCCTGGATCCTGGCATAAAAATTCATGCTCATTGGCCTTCTGTTACTCAGCATATCAACAATAGAGTGGTATCTTTTATATCCTAATTCTTTAGCTAAATATGGATATGCATCTACTGGTATATCGTAGTATAATTGCCTTATGGCTGAATTACTTGGTTTATCTGATCTCATACCGATAACCAAATTAGAGCTACTACACCTAAACCGGCTATAGCTATTAATACACAGGCTATGTAAATCCCAATTTTCATTATTCGTTGTGGTGTCATAATTATAATTTACTATATTGTTCAATTGCTTTAAAAATCTGATATGCCACCTGTGGAACTATTGCGTTTCCTGCCGCTTTAATGGACTCTGTTCGCCAATCTGAAAAGGTAATTCCGTCCAATCGGGAGGAAATCCCATCATTTCCAGAACAAATGGCGGGTTGAGTTGGAAATTCTGACCAATCTGTCTCTGGATGTTTTCGTGTAAATTTACTCCCCGGGAGTGATTCTTTCTGGTTTTGAACGCTTCCGAATGCTGTTTGAATCCGCTCCTGTAATCTCTGGCCGTTGGAGTCGGAAGTAACCCCTGAAATGCAAAGTGTGTTAGACTCATTGAATGAAATCCCACCTCCGACCAGGTTGCATCCTTCCGTAGATTCTTTATTCCCGATGAATCCATCGCTGCTGGCGTTGGTAATAAGCCGCGATATGAACCAGATTCGGTCCCGTCTGTGGGGAGCGTTGACACCTCCAGCTGGAAGTAAAAACGGTAACACTTCGTAGCCCTCAGTTTCCAGGTCAGACTGCACTTCGTCGAATACCACCCCTCCATTCCAATTAGTAAGCCCGCGAACGTTTTCGCCCACAACGTAGCGCGGTTGTATTTCCCGAACTGCTCTAAGCATCTCCGGCCAGAGATGTCTTGCGTCTTCTTTTCCAAGTCGTTTACCGGCTGAGCTATATGGTTGACATGGGAATCCACCTGTAAGAATGTCAATTCTGTTTGCATAATTTTTAAAATCTGTTTTAGTTATGTCTGTAAAACTTTCGGCGCTAGGCCAGTAGTGTTTCAATACTTTTTGCCCAAAAGGATTCCATTCGCAATGAAATTGGTTGTCCCATCCCATCCACTCAGCCGCTAAATCAAAGCCGCCTATTCCGGAGAATAATGATCCGTGTGTCATTATTCCCAATTTTGTTTAATCCATTTAATCACTTTCCTGATAAATATCCTTTCTTTATCAAGTACTATCCCTTCGTTTGATATGCAATGTATCACACCGTTACAGTCTTCTACAATGCTCCGGTTATCATCGAAGGGCTGTTTATATACGTAGCTTACGTGGCTACCGCATAAGATTAGGTCGTTATTTTTTGGCATAGCAATATATTAATTTTTCTACACTATCAACTAACATTGCGTTAACCGAATCGAATTTCAATCTTTTTGCAGCTTTCTTTAGTGCCGGCTTCGTTACCTCGTTATCTAAAGGCATTTTTATTGTTAGTACTTTGCTCATGATTTTAGTTTTTATTATTTTCAGTACTAATCCAGCACCCTATAAATTTAGCTGATTCAACAAGCTGTTTTTGGAACTCATTAGCATCTGATTCTTTAATGAATACTTTTGAGTATCTTATTGTGTTATCTGACCATCCTGATTTAACATACCAGGTTACGCTCCAACTTTCTAGCTCAGTTACTGTTTGAGCTTTTTCTTTTGGTATTAATAATTTAAATATATTCATAATCTTTTTTTTACCGTAGCAACATCACTACATCGTAAAGGTATTACCTTAATTTGGTAATACCAAATATATTTTAAAGATTTAACAATTTTAATATTTAGGATAATCGACCGAATAAGGAATGTATTCCCAATCATCATATAAGTTATTCCTACTTAAATATTCATCAGCTAATTTATAAGCCTCTTCAGTACTATAGGCTCGAAATACTTTTATTCTGAATTTTTCTTCACCAGTAAATTCAAATCTATAATTTTCTAATTCTTTTTCGTTTTCCATAATAAATGTTGTTAATTTAGTTTCTAAGTTGATCAACATAAGATTTTGCTGCTATGTGCCAGACTTTTACTTCATCTGAAGTTGTGGTATTGTGCCACCTAACATGAACTTCCATTTCGTTGTTATCTTTACCATGAATGATTATCCTGCAATGCTTTTTTCTACAAGGACTGTAAAAGAAAATGATTAACTCTTTTTGTTTTTTTGCCATAATTTATTTTTTTAAATTGCTTATTACTTCTATCCCCCTATCAATAGCCACCCCAATACCAACCCCCTGAACCAATCCTTTCCAGTATTTTCGCTTAGCAGTCTTGCGAACCTTAACAATACTATCCTGTAACTTATCAATATACACACTATCATTTCTCAACATCACATCCTGGTTAATTACAACCGTTTTAAGATCGCTTATTGAACTATCCTGTAATTGTATTCGTGTTACTAATAAACTATCTGTAACGTCACGTAATCGCTTATAATTAGCTATATATGTATGGCAAGTATCAGGACTTACCGTAACACTCCAGTCATAATATTTCACTGCCGATTCAATTGCGTACGGTATGCGTTTAATTATTGTGTCAATTATTACTTGTCTGTATGATATTGCTTGTTTTAATTTGGCGTTTTCGATCTTTAGGGAATCGTTGGAGGTGTAGGGTGTAGGGTTATTCCGGTCGCTACACGTTTTGAATAGTTGAGTAAGGGATATAACCAATACTACTATACTAAGCCATAAACTGAAATAGCTTAACCGGTTTGATTTTGGCTTCTCTAATCGTTGCATTGCGCTCTCGTAAACGCTGTATGTGTCGGTTGTTTTCATGGATTATAGTTTGTTTTTATTTTTTTTATAGTCTAAATAAAATGCGTATAGTATTAATACTAGAACAGGCAAAAATGTGCAACCCACTGCTAGTAATGCTGCTTGCTTTTCGCTCATAATTACTTAATTGTTAGTTCTTGTCCGGTGAGGGCGAAATATAGGTTTTGTAAACTATGAACATACTTTACGTCTACACCCATAATATAATAAGTTAAATTTTCCTTATTAACAAACCAAGGCGAATATTTATATGGGCTTTCGTTCATTGAAATTGATAAAGCTATATCCATTCCATCCACTGTTTCTTTTTCCGGTTCGCCATTTTCATTTATATAAAACCCCATCTTTAAAATCCACTCTTCGGTTAATGGTATTGGTTCAATTTGATCATTGTCATTTAGATCATTTACCCTATAAGTTTTTCTAAACCTATGTTCAATTTGATAAATAGGGCATGTTTCTTTTGTATCAACGAATCTTACCATATTGCCAATTCTAAGTTGACATGCATCAATGGCATTAACACCTCCGCAACAATCCGGGCTTAATTCCTGCCCCTGATTATTTATACAATTTTTACATTTTTTCATCTCGTTTCAAAATTAATTATTAGTTAAGTGCTGCGTATACATGTCTCCAAATGCACTCATGGCTTGGATTATCACTATCGCATAAATTAAGAACACCATTTAATAAATTCTTTAAACTATCTATTTCTTTAATAAGCATTTCGTTTTGACATTCCTCAACATATAGCTGTGATTCCAATTTATCAAAATCATCCGCTGTTTTTTCCAAATCAAAGTATTTACCTCCAATTTTCCCATATAGTTTCCCTTTGTATTGCATTTTATGTAAAATTTATTATTAGTGTATGTTTAGGCCACGTCTGCCAGTGGCGTTTATTAGTGATTAAATAACGGTTGCATTGACCGTCATAGATTAGCCTGAAGTTACCTAATTTGGCTTTCCGGAAGGCGGTTAGGAAGGAGTGCATTAGAATAGATCAGGTTTCTTATTTTTAACTTCCGCAAAAATAAAATGCATTAATCTTTTAAAGTCAATGCTCGGGTTTTTGTGCTCCTTAACGAAATCCCAACAATCTTCTTTTACAACAGAATAATAAACAGTGTTCAATAACCTTGGAATCATTTTACTATTCCACCCGGATTCGTTTTCTATTTTTGAATGTTCTTTTTCTACAAGCGCAGCAGTTACATATTTCATAGCAATCTCTTGTTCAACTAATTTATTTCCTGTAATTGTAGAGGCACCCATAACTTTTGAGTGTTGCTCTTTAAATTCAGATGTTACGATCTTAGCCCACGTTTGGCGGTTATATTTGTTTTTGAAGTCATAGTTTTTAATTACAATACCTTCACCAGCGCCTTTGCCGTCTTCAATAAGAAATACATTTTTACATAACTGATTAATAAACTGTTCATAAGACCCATTATTAATTATACTTATTGGCGGTATGTAGTTGATTTGATGTTTTTCTAAAAATGGCTTATAGGCCAAGTAGTGAAGATGCTTTAATTCATCATCCCCATCATGTAGAATTTCATCTTTATGTTTATCCACGCAGACATCGAACACATAAAAGTTTCTCCAGGTATCTTGGCGATACGTTTTAAGGGAATGAGGCACAAGCCACTCCCCAAACAATCTGTGTTCCGGAAACTCCTTAAGATAGTTTATGATATTTTCCTGCCTTAAAACCCATTCATAAAATCCAGCATTATCTTTATCTAAAGATAAATGTTTTGTTCTGCTGCCAGCTTGTATTTTTCCTTCATGCATCCATACAGACGCATTTGTACCATCTATTTTAGGGAACACATAGCATTCACCTAATTCAATGTTTTGCACCTCAGTTGTGCCAAGTCTCTCTAAGTGTTGATATTTTTTAAAGCTCATACTCTCACGGGTTCATTAAGCCGCCCAAGGCTGTTTTATATTAGTTTACTTTTATGCCAGTTATCTCTTCGAATTTAATCGCATCGAAATTAGGTAAATTTAAAAACTCATTTTTATTTTCATCCGTAAAGTTGTGCCATGCATTTTTCCAAGCATCTTTCATTGAAAGAGTTTTTAAAAAACCTTCTGTTGTTTCGTGTTTAGGATTGTTTTCTTTTTCTAAATCGGTCATTTGACTTGATGGCACCCAAATAGTTGTTTCAATAGAATACATTATATTAAAGGCGTTGCTATTTTCCCAATCTTTTACTAAAATATTTGTCGGTTTATCAAATAATATCATAGTTGGGTTTGTGTCGGTACAAAAAGCACCGCTGTTCCTGTAGCCGCTGTTACTGTCGCCGCTGTTCCTGTCGCCGCTGTTCCAGTTGCCGCTGTTCCTGTAGCCGCTGTTACTGTCGCCGCTGTTACTGTCGCCGCTGTTACTGTCGCCGCTGTTCCTGTCGCCGCTGTTCCAGTTGCCGCTGTTCCTGTCGCCGCTGTTCCTGTAGCCGCTGTTCCTGTTGCCGCTGTTCCTGTCGCCGCTGTTCCTGTCTCCGCTGTTCAAGTT